GTGCGCTTGCGCGCACCGTTCTCAGACCGCAAGGACCCGACCCGGGTTCTTGTTGTTCAGTCTGGTAGTCGTGAGGTTTCCACACCTCACGCTTCTGCTTAGCTTGGGACTTTGTTATGACTCCTATTACCGGCCCGTTCTTCAAGGAAATCCTTACGAAGACCGTTCACCCCGTCTGGGGTTACACGATCGTCACTGGATGCACTCGAAGGACTTGGTACCGGCAAAAGAGGCCTTATGACCGTCCACTACCTTTCCGAGCAGAATTCGGGAAGACACTCAGCGGTGACGCTGACGCATCTTCCTGGTCGACAGACGGACTGCCGTCAACCTGGGCGTCTAGCGCGACTTACAACCGCGCTTACGACCGTTTTGTCAGCAGCTTCAAGGACAAAGCTACTTGGGGAACCAACCTCCTTGAGTACGGCCAAGCCAGGGACATGATAGTCCGGCGATCTCTCCAGATCGCCCGCGCTCTCAAATCTCTTAGGCGTGGTAACCTCGGTGACGCATTCGAGACCTTAAAAATCTCTAGTGCGATGACTGGTCGGTATACAAAATATACCAGGAAGTCAGCTGCGGACGACTGGCTCGAGTTTTCATTCGGCCTGTCGCCCCTCATCGGGGACATTGAGTCCTCTGTCAAGATCCTCACTGGTGATCCACCGATGAGAATCTTCCGTGGGTCTGCGCAAAGTGATCTCGACGTTGTTTCGGGGGGAAACCCCTTAACGTCGACGTTCCGTCTCTCGCAGCGTTATAGCGTGCGGATTCGGGCCGAGGTGGTTCTAACCAATCCTAATCGGTTCCTTGCGTCGTCTCTGGGTTTAACAAACCCCCTCGCCATTGTCTGGGAGGCTGTTCCGTGGTCCTTTGTGGTCGATTGGTTTGTGAATGTGGGACAAGTCCTACAGTCCTACGACGACCTCGCTGGCGTTGAGCTCCGTAATGGTTCTCACACGGGCAAGGCAATGGTTTTCGATGAGTTGACCCTGTATGATAACGGGGTTCGCCAGTCGTACCAGTCGAAGACGCGGGATATCATAGAGCGCCGCCTTGGCGTTCCTGGTCCCTCCCTTCGCTTTCGGGGAGTTGGTCTCCCCTCCGTCAAGCGGGCGGCTAACGCCGTCTCGCTATTAGTGCAACAGATGCATAAAGGCTAACTGCCCCAAGCGTCTCAGTCCTCCTCTGGAGTTTCTATGCCCCAAATGGCAAACATCGCTGTCACGAAGAATGACGGCACCACCGCTGTGACGTATACCTCGGTCGTTCCCTCCGCGGGTGACCGAAGCCCGGCCCTCTGGCGGAACCTCACCGTCGGAACGGCCTCCGCACACCGTCCCACTCTGACCTGCTCGGCTCAGCCGAACGGTCCGAAGACGGCGCGCCGCGTCAATGTGTCGTTCGTTTGGCCGACCATTGCCACGAGTGCGACGGGTCAAGTGACTGTCGTGGACAAGTCCCTTTTCGAAGGTTCCTGGCTGGTCCCGGTGAGCGTGCCGGACGTCGACGTGAACGAGTTCGCCTCTCAACTCTCGAAGCTCATCGCCTCGCAGTTGATGGTGGACACGATCAAGTCGGCGTTCGCGCCCACCTGAGCCCCGCCCGATAACCTTCTTGCGCTTGCGCGCAGATAGGACGTTCCATGACTGCACCCGTTGTATCACGTGAAGTGATCAACACGACCCTTCGCCTGTGCGAGGGTATCGGAACACCCCGTGCCCAGACTGTCTTCATGATGGTCAAGCACGGTGAGTGGGATCAACTTGTGAATCTTAAGGTTGATCCAAGTGACTACTTCTCTGCAGATCGCCTTCGCGGCGACCTTGCGGTAACGTCTCTTCTTCGGAAGATGGCCGACCTGCCAATCAAAGTTGACCTCGAGGCGAGAGCCTTAGAGACCTTCTTTGACTGTGAGAAGCAGTGCGCACTTTCTAACTCGTATCTGAGAAACCATGCTGATGGCGAGGGTATCCCCGCTTCCGTATGGCCGATTGATCGTGTGTTATCGATCGCTCGGGAAAGAATTTCTCGCATACTGGGTAGATTGCCCCAAGACGTCCTTGGACGTCACGGGCCTGGCGCCACTTTTTCCGACCGGGGTAAGCTTACCACAGCTCCCGATAAAATGTCCGGAAACCCCACGTTCACGAGTGCGGCCTGGCCAGTCTTAATCAACTGGGCCGGGACCGCCTGGGCCACTGCTTGCGCAGACCCAGAACTCGTGTGTCGGAGAGATCCTGTCGCTGTCCGAGGGAATCGTTTCACAACGGTCCCTAAAGACGCTACAAAGCACCGCGGCATCGCCGTGGAGCCTAGTATTAACCTGTTCTATCAACTCGGCTACGGTCGAGAGATCAGGTCACGACTTCGTGCTGCAGGCATCGACCTAACGCACGGGCAGGAGGTACACGTGCGTCTCGCACGTGAGGCATCGGTTTCCGGTGCCTTTGCCACTGTCGATCTTTCTAACGCTAGCGACACCATCTCCCGTGAACTTGTTCGCTCTCTCTTGCCACGCGAGTGGTTCGAGGAGCTCGACCTTCTCCGGTCCCACTACACCCTTGTGAAAGGCAAGTGGGTTCGCCTCGAGAAATTCAGTTCTATGGGGAATGGCTTCACATTTGAGCTTGAGACCCTCATCTTCCTCGGGTTGGCTTGCGCCGTCCTTGAGGTGAGTGGTGTCGAGGCCGTTCCGGGTTGGAACGTCTTCGTCTATGGCGATGATATCATCATCCCCACAGCTCAATCTCACTTAGTGATTTCGCTTCTTCAGTACTGTGGGCTCACGACCAATGTGAACAAAACATTCACTACTGGTCATTTTCGTGAATCCTGTGGCGGCGACTTCTTCAAGGGTGCAGACGTTCGTCCGCACTTCTTGAAAACGCAACCTAAGGAACCCCATGAGTACATTTCACTCGCAAACGGCATCAGACGGGTCGGCTCTAAAGGCTTTCCTCTACTTGATGATCGTTATCGTCGTGCTTGGTGGCATGTCCTTGACTGCCTACCTAGCTCGATCCGCAGTTGTCGCGGTCCAACAGACCTCGGCGACTTATGCATCCACGATGATTTCTCGTCGTGGAATGTGCGAGTTAGAAGCGGAATCCGATACGTCCGAGTCTGGCGGCCAGCCAGGTTCGTGCGTGTCGGTTGGCAGAACTTCCGCCCGCCGGTAGTTTTAGCTAGTGCCCTCCTCTCGGTTGGTGATGGGCTTCTAGGAGTGACTCCTAGGGGTTCCGTCGCCGGCTATAAGGTCGGCTGGGTCCCTTGCTCTTAGTGAGGGACGGACGCTATTGACACGCGTCCGTGGTTTTACCAGTTCTGGGTCACAAGCCCAACCCTGGTTGGAGGCCTTTTTGGCTTAAATTGAG